CGACACTATTACCAAAGGGATTGAGAGAATCCCTCCCAGAGTACCGTTAAATAACGGGGTCCGGAACCACATAAAGTAGAACCGGGTCCAGTTTAGAACGGCACGCCGCAAATCCCCTTCATATCTTCGAAGAGCTTCTAGCTGTTCGAGGATACTGGCTGTGAACTTAAGTTCACCGCCGGGAATCTGGGGACCGAGTAGTGAACGAAACCACTCATCTTGCCAATTGGCGGACGGAATACGACACACTCCTTGGAATCGGCGCAGAACAAAAGCTCTGGCAACCAACATCCGGCCGGTCCCGCGAAGAGCCTTACGGTTCATCTCGGGTCCGAGTCGGACAAGGATCTCTCGTACCTGATTCGGAAAATCTACCAAACCAAGGTCGAGAACGTGAACCAGAAGATCAGCGATGAAAATGGGTGCCCGAACCGAGCGCAGCAATTGCCGGCCGGATACGGGACTCAGATCACCGTGATGTGCTGATACCACTCGACGAGCGAACTCAAGGAGACCTTTCTCTGACGAAATAGATTTCGTCAGATTAATTGGCACTCCCAGATATCGCATAATGGACAGGTATTCCTCTGCCACGCGTTGCCCAAGGATGACTATGTCATCCCCAAGCACAGCATAGAAAGGATACCAACCGACGTAACCTGTTCGGTATGCGGCGACTTGGACAATCACATGGTGAGTAATTGCCAGTATCGCCCAGGAAGAGAGACACCCCATTGGTTGACCAACGGAGTATTTCAACCCTCCCGCCTTTTCATGGTAGTAAGTCCGGTGCGTCAATAAGACGCGCCAGGACCAAGCCATCAAGGGCCCCACTAAGTGGGATAATACCTGTTGCTGTAAAGCAACGGGTAAGCGGTCGGTTGCATTGCTCAAGTCGAAACTAAAGCAAGGATGCCCAAGCCGAGCGAAGTCCAGAAGGGACCGAAGAGGTCCCAACTGGTCAAACGTTCCGTCTTGCGGAATACGGCGCAGAATGTCGAATAAGTAAGTGTGCAGTGATTTCAACAACCACTGGGACCAAAAGTCCACCACACCGACAATTCGACGCTTTCCACCTCCGTCTTTCGCTAAGACCGCTAAGCGACCAAGGTTCAGTTTGAACCCTCGGAATCTTAGTAGGAGAGCGATGGGCAGGAATAAGTGTGAAAGTACTCCGAGCCAGATGGCAACGAGGATCTGTCCGGAAGCCCAAGCGTAAGCAAGGAACCCTATATATAAATAGGGCTCCAATGCCCAAGCGAAGACATCCTTACCACTCGACCAGGTTGACCAAGGGTGGTTAGGCCCAGCGGAAGTGTTAACCCAAGGCGTAGTTATTCCTTTCGGAAACTGCACTTTGGGAAACATACTTATCGCATGGCTAACCTCCTTGGGGAATAGTGTGTCAGATACCCCAGTAAAACCATTGGTAATACTGGAGAAATCTGGAACTGCTCCTTTCCAATCCATGACTCGGTACAAGTTGAAGACCGTATGGAGACCTCGAAATGTTACTTTATGCGCTAACGTGCCCACATGTGGGACACGGAGTGCAGAAGGTACAATTGACGGCCAACCATTCGGACGGATTCTTACCCGAACACCAGGATTAGGGGTGTACTGGCTTGAATTCGCCCATGCGATTAAGGCTAGCCGGCACTCCTTTATGTAGGCGATCAGAAACTTAGTTCCTGATAACTTCCATAAACGGTGTAACCGNTCAGCCAAAACCATCCAAGGACCCATATTGAGCCCAAGCACCTTGACTAGGCGGACGACAACACGTCGGAGCTCGCTAGGCTGTATCCATCTCATATCAATGATTTTGGGTACGAGCCGTGAGATCCGTCGGAACGTCGACTTGACCGAAGTCAAGTGGTGCTCGTTCCATCTCGCGATGGAAACGAACAGACGCGCCGTCGCTACGTATTCCCGTAGGCCTTTGATCCACGCAGCAACTAACTTAATAAAGTTTGCGAAAGCAGTTTTGTTAATTAGTTGTTGGAGTCGGGTAGGGTTTATTAGCCTAGTCTCCTTCAGATTAGGCTGCTAACCCGTTGAAGGCCCACCGTTGCTGCCAATCGCGTGGGATAGGAACCCTAGCCGACTGGTGCCTATCAGCACCATTAGTCCGGCAGTTATGCAGTATCCTGGTGAACAGCCAGGTCACACATAACCTTGAGTAAAGGCCTGAATTAAATCAGGTCCAGCTCTGCCTGGGGCCTTGGACGGCTTCGGCCGCACAACCTCAGCAAGCTCACACCTACAGGCGCCTATCCATCACGGACACTTAAGTCCGCTATGAGACCGCGCTTGCCTGGTCAGGGCAGCAGAGACGCAAATCGGGACAATATCACTACCATCACGATCGTTGTCTTCCTCTGTAAGCGTGATCAAAGGGGTGGTGAACCCCCCAGATTAATTCACTTGGTAAGGTAGTGGGGTCGAATCAGCCGCG